AAATAAGAGAAGTAAAATTATTTTAAATAAGCCAGTGACAGAGATCCAAAAGTTTGTACATATGTGTGACTATTTAGCATCTCGTAAAGACATTGAAGTTTTATTTAATGAAGAACATCCAAATGTTGAAAAAGAAACGATTGATATTAATACCTATTCAATTCCTTTCGGCAAATACAAAGGTCAGCTAATTACAGAAGTAGCAAAAGAACATAAAGATTATCTACAGTGGATGAACGGTAATTTACAGATGCGAGAACCTTTAAAAACATTTGTTTCGGAGTTGATAAAATAATGAAACCAGAGTGGATACATGGATTGCCTTTTTATACACCATCAGATGAAAGGAGAGGAAATATGATTATAGGAGAAGTAGTAGAAGAATTAATTCGTATTAAAAAAAATAATAATATTAGATATCCATATGATGAAGCAATTAATAGTGCATGTAATATATTAAGTAGATTACCTAGAACAAAAAGTGTTGATGAATGGATAAAAGAAAATACAAAATAATTTCATTATAATACATATAAAACTATTGACAGAATGAATTGCCTGTGATATATTATAGTAGAACCTAAGAAAATACATGGTGTGCTAAGTATCGCAGGCAAATTTATTATCAAGTATATTAAACTATTATAAAAAGGAGGTTAATTAAATTAATAAATATGTTGACAAACATAGACATAAGTGGTAAAATGTATACATAATAAGTGAAAGGAATTAATATTATGAATACATATAAACCACAAGAATTTGCAGAAATGATAGGTGTTTCAGTTAAAACATTACAACGTTGGGATAATGACGGAAAGTTAAAAGCATATCGTTCTCCTACTGATAGGCGATATTATACTCATAAGCAATATGTAGATTATATTGGAGATGGTAATTCAAAACATGGTAAAACAATCATTTACACTAGAGTATCAACAAATGGTCAAAAAGATGATTTGATAAATCAAGTTGAATTTTTAAGGCAATATGCTAACGCAAAAGGAATCATCTTTGATGAAATTTTTGAAGATGTTGGTTCTGGACTAAATTACAATCGTAAGAAATGGAATAAATTAATCGAAGATTGTATGTTAGGTATAGTTAAAACAATAATAATTGCCCATAAAGATAGGTTTATTAGATTTGGATATGATTGGTTTGAAAGATTCTTAAAAGCCAATGGTGTAGAAATTGTAGTTGTTAATAACGAAAAACTATCTCCTGAACAAGAACTTGTTAATGATTTAATATCAATAATTCATGTTTTTTCTTGTCGTATCTATGGATTAAGAAAATATAAAAAGAAAATTGAGGAGGATGAGGATATTGCTAAAGAGTTACAAAACGGAAATAAACCCAACTCAGGAACAAATTCAGATAATTAATCGTACTATAGGTGTTTGTCGATATGTTTATAATTTCTATTTAGCTCACAATAAAGAAATTTATGAAAAAGATAATAAATTTATATCAGGAATGGATTTTTCAAAGTGGTTAAATAATGAATTTATACCAAACAATCCAGAGTATGTATGGATAAAAGAAGTGAGTAGCAAGTCTGTGAAACAAAGTATTATGAATGCAGACAAGGCTTATAAAAACTTTTTCAAAGGTTTATCTAAATTTCCTAAGTTTAAGAAAAAAGGTAAATCTAATGTCAAAATGTACTTTGTAAAAACAGATGCAAAAGTTATAATTCCATGCGAAAGACATCGTATTAAAATACCTACTCTTGGGTGGGTGAGATTGAAAGAAAAAGGATACATCCCAACTAATAGTGTTATTAAAAGTGGTACTATTTCTAGTAAAGCTGGTAGATATTATATATCTGTATTAGTAGATGAACAAGAAAAGTCACAAGTAGAGTTAGATAACTTCGGACTTGGAATTGATTTAGGTATTAAAGAATTTGCAGTTACTAGTAATGGTATAAGAAAGCAAAATATAAATAAAACGAAAAATATAAAACAATTAGAAAAGAAATTAAAAAGAGAACAGCGTTGTCTATCGAGAAAATACGAAGACTTAAAGATACGCTCAAAAAAGAAAGGAGAAGCTACTAGACAGAATATCCAAAAACAAAAGTTAATCGTACAAAAACTTCATCAAAAAATAGAAAATATTCGCACAGATTACATCAACAAATGTGTAAATGAGATAGTAAAAACCAAGCCATCTTATATTACTATTGAAGATTTAAATATATCTGGAATGATGAAGAATAGACATCTTTCTAAGGCTGTTGCAACACAAAAGTTTTATGAGTTTAGAGTAAAACTTGAAGTAAAATGCAAAGAATTGGGGATTGAATTAAGAATTGTAGATAGATTTTATCCATCAAGTAAACTATGTCATGAATGTGGATGTATTAAGTCTGATTTAAAATTATCGGATAGAGAATATATTTGTGAATGTGGATATCATGCTGATAGAGATTATAATGCAAGTCTTAATTTAAGAGATGCTAAAACTTACAAAGTAGCATAAGCAAGCGATTGTAAGTATGTACGGCTGGCTAGGTCGGAATTTACGGCTGTGGACTATACAAGAACCTGTGAGTAGTATTTGATTTGTCAATACGAAAACATATAGGTTGAAACAGCAAAAATCTCGATATGGGTATATTTGTCCATATTTTGAGTAGCAGAGAATAAAATGGAAGAAGTAATAGAGATTTTAAAAGAAATACAAAGCACAAGTGGTAAAAATGATAAACAATCTATAATTGCTAAAAATCAAGAAAATATGTTATTTAAAGATTGTCTTAGATTTTTATTAGACAATAATATAGTGACTGGTATCAGTAAGGCTAAAATTAGTAAGAAAGTTTCAAATGCGAGTAATATGATTATCAGTAATTTCAGTGAATTAATGGAATACATAAAAGAAAACAATACTGGTAGAGATATTGACATAGCAATTGTACAATCTTTTATTAAAAATCAACCAGAAGAATATCATGAATTTTATCGTGATATGATAACTAAAAATCTAACTATTGGATGTGATTATAAGACTGTTAACAAAGTAATTCCAAATCTTATTAGAACTTGGGAGGTGCAGCTTGGATCACCAATAGATAAATGTAAAATTAAGAAAGGCGAATGGTTTTCATTAAGTCAAAAATTAAATGGTAACAGATGCTCGTTTTATCGTGGAAAATTAATCAGTAGACAAGGTAAAGAATTTAAAGGGTTACAGCATATTATTAATGATATAAAACAATGTGAATATAGTGGATATTTTATTGATGGAGAATTAATTAGAAAGAATATAGACGGATTATCAGATGGAGAAAATTTTAGAATAGGAACAGGAATTATTAATTCTGATACAGATAGTAAAGAAGAAATAGAATTGGTGGTATTTGATTTATTTCCAGTGTCTCAGTTTGATGAAGGCAAATCAACTCTTACATATAAAAATAGAATAAAATATCTTGAAATGTTAGAAGAAGATATTGAAAAATATGCTGTTAAAAATATTAGAGTAGTAAAAAGATTGTATCAAGGCACAGAACAATCAGAGATTGATAAATGGTTACAGTATGCGGTAGATAGTGATTGGGAAGGAATAATGCTCAACAAGGATGATTATTACAGATGTAAGAGAGTCACTACACTTTGTAAGATTAAGCGTTTTTATACAATGGATTTAAAGGTTATTGATATACTTGAGGGGGATGGGCGTTTGAAGGGAGTTTTGGGTGCATTAGTAGTAGAATTTAAGGATAATATTGTAAATATTGGTTCTGGCTTTACAGATAAACAAAGAGAAGAAATATGGAATAATCGTGAAGGTATGATTGGTCAGATTATAGAGGTTAAATATAAAGGATAAGAATACTAAATTAGAAAGCTTACAGTTTCCAATATTCGTTAGAATTAGAAACGACAAGACTGAACCTAGTTATAATTAAAATATAAAACCAATATAAAGGATAATATATATGAATAAATTAAATGAAATTAACATTAATAATATTAAAGTATACAATACAGGGATGCAGAAAAGTTTATTGGATAAATTGTGGTTTATTACTTATATAGATGATAAAAATTATAACTTTGTAGATTATGGCTGCGCCGATGGAAGTTTAATAAAAATGTTACATAAGATAAGTCCAAATTATAATTACTATGGATATGATATTAGTGGCGATATGTTGAAACTTGCACAAGAAAACTTCCCATTGTGTAATTATTATGATAGATGGAAAAATCTAATTGAAGATTATAATCCACAGGATGAATCAATTTTAAATATATCAAGTTTAATACATGAAGTATACTCATATTGTAACGATGTGTCTATCAAAGAATTTTGGAATAACGTATTCAATAGTATAAATTTTAAGTATATCACTATTAGAGATATGGCTATAAGTCAAAAATCTCAACACTTATCTTTTAATGAGGATGTAGCTAAAGTATATCATTATGCTGACAAAGAGATGTTAAGTGACTTTGAAATACAATGGGGTAGCATCAACTATCTCCCAAATTTAATTCATTGGTTATTAAAGTATAGATATAAAACTAATTGGCAACGAGAATTAAAAGAGAATTATCTACCGATTACGATAGAAGAATTGTTTAGAAAAATAAACCTTGATAAATATAAGCTAGTTTATTATGAACATTATACTTTGCCATTTTTAAAAGATGTGGTAAAAAGAGACTTTGATATTGAACTCAAAGAAAGTACACATGTGAAATTATTGTTACAAAGAAAAGATACATTATAATGCACTATTAAACATATTAAACTAAACTAATATAAAAGTTAAATTTTATCGTTATTTTAGTTAAAAATAATTATATTAAACAATGAAAAGGAGAGGGTGAAATGGAGATTTTAAAAAATATTCAAGTACCAACAGGTAACATAATGATTGTAAAAGGAGATAAAGGCAAATTAGAATGTTTATCTATTGGTGATTATGGAAGAAATGAAAATGTAAAAGCGCAGTTTTTAGGATTGCATAAGGATAT